TGTAACCGGCCGCCTTGAGTTCCGCTTCGAGTTCCTTGGTCATCGTCGTCTCTCCTTCTATCGGTTTATGCGAACCAGCCGCGCTTGGCGGAGTACTGCGAGAGAACGGCCTCGGCGGTGGAAACCTTGGCGACGCCGCCGTAAGTGTTCGCGAGGAACTCAGCGTGGGTGCGGGCGGCGGCTTCGGTCTCAAAGCCGGTGGTGAGCGGGCGGTTCTTGCGGGTGGCGGCGGAGGTAGCGAAGTAGCGGGTCATCTCGTCTCTCCTTCTGATGCACATGATATACGCCCACGCGTAGGCATATGCAATAGGGTTCGTCCAATTATTTTCGGGAGGCTGAATGGCCCGCACGGTGACGGTCGAAGGCCTGCGCGAGCTTGAGAAGGCGCTCTCGGAATTGCCCAAGTCGACCGGCAAGAACGTCCTCCGCCGGGTGCTGCGCAAGCGCGCCGAGCCGGTGGCCAGCGCCGCCAACGCCAGCGCCCCGGACGATCCCGCGACCCCGGGCAAGCGGATTCAGGTGATGGTCGGAACCGTGCTCAGCAAGCGCCAGAAGGGCCTGCACCGGAAGATGTTCAAGGATGACCGGGCCTCGGTCGAGATGTTCGTCGGCGCCACCCCCGGCCCGGCCGCGGTTCAACAGGAGTTCGGCAACGTGAACCACGGAGCGCAACCGTTCATGCGGCCATCCTGGGACGAGAACGGCGACGGGATGCTCGATGGCCTCGCCAAGGATCTCGGCGAGGAGATCGACAACGCCGCGCGGCGCCTGGCCCGCAAGGCGGCACGGCTGGCGGCCAAGGGATGACCATGCAGGAAGACCTCCGGGCCCATCTCGTCGCCGCCGGCCTGCCGCGCGTCGCATGGGCGCAGCGGCCGCAGGGCTCGTCCCTGCCGGCGGTGCTGCTCACCCTCGTCTCCGAGGTCACCCGCTACGGCTACGGCGGACCCGACGCCCTGACGACCTCGCGGGTGCAGGCCGACATTTACGCCGACAGCTACGCCGCCGCCCTCGCCGTCGACCGGACCCTCGTCCCGGCGGTCAACGGCTTCAAGGGCACCGTCGGCACCACCGAGTTCGGAGCGGTCTTTCTGGAATCGCGCTTCGACGGAACGGAAGACCCGGCGTCGGGCTCCGGGCCACTTCACCGCATCTCGCGGGATCTAATGGTCAGCCACAAGGAGACCTGACAGCAATGGCAACCTCGGAAGCGATCCTCGGGTATGGGATCATCTACGCGATCAGCACCACCGCGGCCGGATCGACTTACACGACGATCGGCGAAGTCTCGGATATCGAGCTCCCCTCCGACGAGGTCGAAGAGGTCGACGTCACTCATTACGGGTCGCCGGCGCGCACCCGCGAGTTTATCGCCGGCCTGATCAACACCGGCGAGGCGAGCTTCACCGTCAACTGGATCCCCGGCGAGACGACGGATATCTTCCTGCGCGGCATGCGGATCAGCGGCGCGGTGCACAACCACAAGATCACGTTCCCCAACGGATCCAGCGTCGTCTATCCCGGCTTTATCAAGGGCTATTCCCCGAGCGCGCCGATCGACGACAAGCTTTCGGCTCAGTACACGGTGAAGAAGGCCGGGGCCGAAACCTGGACCGAGGCGGCGTAATTGGCAAACGCGCTTCGCGGCGAGGTGCCGCTGCCGGGGACCGAGTACGTCCTGCGCTATGACGTCAACGCCCTGTGCGAGGTCGAGGACGCGACGAAGGATAATATCCTGGAGGTGATCAGCAAGCTTCAGGACGGCAAGCCGTCTTTCAAGATCATCCGCCTTCTACTCTGGGCCGGGCTGCGCTCGGGTACGCCCGGAATAACCGTCGAAGAGGCGGGGCGCATCATGCAGGACGCCGGCATCCAGAATACGGCGGAGGCGATCGGCGAGGCGTTCACCGCCTCGTTCGTCCCGCCCGGAGCGGACACTCCCGCAAAAAACTAGCGCCGCCGGACTGGCTCGGCACCCTCGCCGAGTACGTGGCCGGCGGCCTCGACCCTGACCGCTTCTGGCGCTCGACCCCGCGCGAGATCGCCACCCATCTCGACGGCGCCCGGCTCCGCGCCGAGCGCGAGCACGAGGCGCGCTCGTGGGCGGTGTGGCACGTCGCGGCTTTGGCGCGCGTCGAAAAGCTGCCGAAGTTTGGCAAGTTCGTCAGCGGCGGCAAGGCCGAGCCTCCGCGCCAGAAGACCCCCGCGGAAATCGAGGCGACGCTCCGGGCATGGCTCGGGCCGAGACAGTAGAGGTGTGACATAGCCAGCGCAGTTATCGGCTCCCTCCGGGTCAACCTCGGCATCGATACCGCGGCGTTCAGCGCCGGGCTGAAGAAAGCCACCGGCTCGCTCGATGGCTTCGGCGCGGTGATGCGGTCGAGCGTGGTGCCGCTCGTCGGGGCGGCCACCGCCGCGCTCGGCGCGCTCGGCTGGGCGGTCAAGGAGGCCATCGACCGCGCCGACGACATGGGCAAGGCGGCGCAGAAGTTCGGCCTCCCGGTCGAGCAGCTGTCCCGGCTCGACTACGCCGCCAACCTCGCCGACGTCAGCCTGGAGACGCTCGGGGTATCGCTCGGCAAGCTGTCCAAGAACATGGACACGGCTTCGCACGGCGGCAAGGCGGCGGTTGCCGCCTTCGCCGATGTCGGCATCGCCTTCCGCAATACCGACGGCACGTTGCGCAGTTCCAACGACGTGCTGATGGACCTCGCCGACCGCTTCGCGGCGATGCCCGACGGCGCGGAGAAGACCGCGGAGGCCATGGCGCTGCTCGGCAAGGGCGGCGCGGCGATGATCCCGCTCCTCAACGCCGGCGGCGCCGCGATCGGGGACATGGGCGACGAAGCCCAGCGCGCCGGCCAGGTGATCTCGCTCGACACCGCGCGGGCGGCCGAGGAGTTCAACGACAACCTCACGCGGCTGAAGGCCAACGCCCAAGGCCTCGCCCAGCGGCTCGCCGGAGTACTGGTTCCGGCGCTGGCTGACATCAGCGGCGTCGTGATCACCTTGGCGCAGAACTTCGGGCGCCTGCATCTCGTCGCCGCCGAGGTCTTCGAACGGATCCTGCTGGCGGCGCAAGGCTTCGGCCGCGGGATGGCGGCGGTCGCCGCGAATATCCCCGCCGCCTTCGTCGCTGCGTTCCAAGGCGTCGTCCATGCCGCGGCCACCGCATTCGAGGCGGTGCCGGGATCGATCGGCGAAAAGATCATCGCGCCGCTGCAGGCGGCCGATGCGGCGCTGGCCGGCATCGCGACGGAAGGCACCGCCGAATTCAACGCCGGGATCTATGAAGCTGGCGTCTTGATCAGCGATGCGGTCCGCCCGCTTGAAACGCTGGTGCCTGCCCTCGACGCCGCAGGCGGGGCAGCGCGGACCGCAGGCGCCGGCTTCGAGGCGGCAGCCGATGGCGGCGGTGGAGGTGGCGGCGCCAAGAAGCTGTCCGAGGCGCTCGACGAGCTCAAGAGCAAGGCCGAGGCGGTCTTCTCCGAGACGCGGACGCCGCAGGAAAACTTCATCGCGCAGATGGCCGAGCTCGATCAGATGGTCGGCGCCGGCCTGATCAACATGGATACGTTCCAGCGCGGCGTGAAGCAGGCAAAGGACGAGCTCGCCGACGCCGGCGACACCGGCAGCAACGCCTTTCGCAATATGTCCGACGATGCCGGCGACATGGTGGCGAATGTCTTGCAGGGGACGCAGAGCATCGGCGAGGGCTTCCGCGGCATGCTCGACCAGATCGCCGGCGACCTGATTTCATCGGGCATCGGCGATCTTCTCAAAGGCACGTTCTCCGGCGGCGGCACCGCGGGCGGCGGCGGGTTCTTCGGCGGCATTCTCAAGGCCATCGGCATTCCCGGCTTCGCCCGCGGCACCATGAACGCCCCGCGCGGCCTCGCCCTCGTCGGCGAGCGAGGCCCCGAGCTGGTGCGCATGCGCGGCGGCGAACAGGTGATCCCCAACCACATGCTCGGCGGCGGCATGGCGATCACCGTCAACGTCGAGGGCGCCCGCGGCAACGCCGAGATCATGAGCATGGTCCAGGCCGGCGTCGCCCACGGCCTCGGCGCCTACGATCAGACCTTGCCCAGCCGGGTCGGGCGCATCTCGCAAGACCCGCGGAGGCGATGAATTGGCGCTGTCCTTTCCCCGGCCGCTCGGCGATTTCTGGAGCGCGCTGCGTCTCGTTCAGCAAGAGATCGCGCTCGAAACCTACCAGTCGACCAGCGGCACCCGCGGCGGCGAGGTGCTGACCGCCGAGCTCGCCGAAGCGAAGTGGCGGATCGATGCGGCGGTGGTGACCATGACCATCAACGAGGCCGAGATATGGCGCGCCCGGTTCAATGGTATGCTGATGCGCGGCTCGGAAGGGACGTTCATGGCATGCGATGCGCGCCGGGCCGGGCCGCTGTTCGACCGCGACGGCACCGCGATCGCCGGGCATTCGCCGACCGTGCTCGGGCTCAACGGCCGCCGCGGCATCCGCTTCGCCGGCCTGCCCGACAGTTACCAGATCAGCGCCGGGGACTGGTTCAGCGTATCTTACGGGACCAATCCCGTCCGCTATGCGCTGATGCAGGCGGCCGAAAGCGTCACCGCCAACGGCGCCGGGCAGACCGCGTTCATCGACGTGACCCCGTTCGTCAAGACCGGCATCGCCGCCGGGCAGGCGGTCGACTTCGTCAACGCCAGGGCGAAGATGGTCATCCGCGATTTCAACCCCGGCCAGACCGGCATCCTGCACGTCACCGGCATGTCGTTCTCAGCCGTCGAGGCGTTCTGATGCGTCCGGTCATTCCCGCGGCGCAGGCGATCCGCGCCAGGCGCCGCCACATTATCGAGGTGCCGATGGTATGGATCGCGGCGCGCAACCGCGACACCGGCAACGTCGAGGGCATCGGTTTCTGGAAGGGCCAGGACGTCGAGCAGATCGTCGTCGGCGATATGTTCACCGGCGTTGGCGTGGCGCGGACCTTCTACCATCAGGGTCTGCAGGACGTTTCGGCGATCCGCCACGAGGCGGGGATGAATATTCACCCGGTCACCATCACGCTCTCGGCGATCGATACCGCGGTAAACACCGCGCTGCGCCTCTACGATCCCCGCGGCGCCGAGGTGCAGATCTGGCGGCGCTGCTACGATCCCGACACCCGCCAGCCACTCGGCGTCGAAGGCCGCTATGCCGGATGGGTCGATGAGATCGAGTATCAGCGCCCCGAGCCGGGCGGCGAGGCGGTGGTAACTCTTACCACGGTGTCGCTCGCCCGGATGCTGACCATCGCCAGCCCGCGCAAGAAAAGCCACACGGCGCAGCACAAGCGCGTCGGGACCGCATGCCCGAGCGGCGACATGATCCGCCAGTACAAGGACAACGCCGGCCAGTGGGACGTGCCATGGGGGGCGGTCGACCGTGCCTGATTACGTCCGCCTGCCCGACTGGCTGCCACGGCTGTCAAACTATATCGACGACGTCCGCCGCCGGCCATTTTCGCACGGCGACATGGACTGTGCGACCTTCGCCGCCGGGGCAGTCGGGGCGATGACCGGGCGCGATCCCGCCGCCGCCTACCGTGGCCGATACGTCTCGGTCAGCGAAGGCCTCGCCCTCCTCCGCGATGAAGGGACCGACGACCACATCGAGCGCGCGATCGAGTTGTTCCCGATGCGCCACCCGTCCGAGGCGCAGACCGGCGACCTCGCCATCGTCCCGCAACCCGACGGCGGCCTCGCCCTCGGCGTCGTGGTCGGGGCGCGGATTTTCCTCGTCGCCCTGACCGGTCTTTCAACCGTCGATCTTCTCGACGCCCGCAAGATTCTCAAGGTTTAGCGTGCGCAAGCTCGGTCATATTCTCCTCGCCACCTTCGCGGCGCTGGCCGGCTCGGCCGCGGCCGCGCATGCCGACCCGGTCACCCTCACCCTCGCCATCAGCACGGCGTGGACGGCCACCACCGCGGCGGCTACCGGCGCGCTTACCGCCGCCGGCCTCAGCGCAGGCCTAGCCTCTCTCGCGGTCAATGCCTTCACCCAGATCGCCGGCGGGCTGATCCTCGGGGCGATCTCGCAGGCGCTGGCGCCGAAGGCCCGGGCGCCGGTACAGAGCGGCACCCGCGTCTCGATGCAGTTCGGCGAGATCAATCCCGCCAGCTTCATCCTCGGCTTCGGCTGCACGCCCGGAGAGTTGCTCTATCACAACTCGTGGAATCGCGGCGGCAACGAAACCCCGAACGAATTTTACGTGCAGGTTATCGAGCTCTCGGATGTGCCGACGAAACTCGACCGCGTCTTCATCAATGGCGAGTGGGCGACGCTCAAGCCGGTCGAGACCGTCGGCGACGTCGCCGGCCATCACCCGGTCGAGGGCTACGAGCGCGACGGCTACGAGCACCTGTGGGTGCGGTTCTATGACGGCAGCCAGACGGTCGCGGACCCCTACCTCGTCGCCAAGTTCGGCGCCCACCACGACCGGCCATGGACGTCCGACATGGTCGGCCTCGGCCTGACCTATGCCATCGTCACGGCGCGGCTGTACAAGAACGTCAACCGCCAGAAGCCGGAGTGCAAGTTCCAGCTGATCCCGTCGCACTATGACCGGCGCAAGGACAGCAGCGCCGGCGGCGTCGGGCCGCAGCGATGGGCCAAGCCGGAGACGTGGAAGCCGACGCAAAACCCCGTCGTGCTGATCGATAATATTCTCCGCGGCATTTACGATCCGATCACCGGCGACCTGATCTGGGGCGGCCAGGGCATGGGCAATTTCCATCTCCCGGCAAGCGTCTGGTTCGCGGCGATGAACTCCTGCGACGCGGTGCGCACCACCTCGGCCGGCACCGAGCCGGAGTATCGCGCCGGGATGGAGGTGGTCGTTTCCGACGAGCCGGCCGACATTATCGACGAGCTGCTGAAAGCCTGCGTCGGGCGGGTCGCCGAGATGGCTGGCAAGTGGCACGTGAAGGTGGGGCCACCGGGGCCGGCGGTCTATGACTTCACCGACTCCGACGTCATCCTCACCTCGGCCGACACCTACAAACCGATCCGGCCGCTGGACGCGCTCTATAACGGCATCAGCGGCCAGTACGTCGACCCGGAGGCGGGATGGCTGCCCAAGGATGCGCCGCTCCGGGTCTCCGCCGCCTACGTCGCCGAGGACGGCGGCAAGCAGAACATCGCCGGCGTCACCTATCCGGCTGTACCCTACGCCCGCCAGGTGCAGCGGTTGATGGCAACGGCGCTGAAGGATCT